TTGGAGATATCAATATCGACCCGGTACTCGCTCGGCAGACCCTTGCGCTGTGAGTATTGCCAGGAGAACCACTCTGAGCCATCGTCACGCCCGAGCATCGATGCGACCTCGTCCCGGATTGCCTTGAGCGCGCTCTGGAGGTTGTCGCTGTCGAGCGCACGCGGCGCAACACGGATCAGGGTGACGGTGCATCCATGCCAGCGATCCGTGTTGAGCCGGGACTGTAGCCCGGCTCCGCCCAGGCAAGTGTACGTCGCGAGGCGCTGCCGTTTCACGCGGGAGGCCTTGGCGCGCCAGTGTTCTCGGAGGTTAGCCGCACTCGGGACTTTGATCGGAATAGCGAAGGTCATGTCAGCACCCCATCGCGTAGAACAGCACGGTCACGACGCCAGCGACCCACGGGCCAGCGAACCATGCGGTATCCCGTCCGCGCTCTTGCCATGCGCAGCACGAGACGTTGGATGCCTCGGTCCGATACGTCTGCACACGATGCTGGCTATTCGTCCACTCAATGGTGAGATTCATACCGCTCCCTCCGTGCCCTCGTCTTCGCACCGCTTTAGCCACCGTTCTTCGTTCGCGCGCTCGCGTTTCCACATGCGCGCGAATTTCCCATGCTTCTGTCGGTTTTCCCACACGACGCGGATAGCGCGGATCAGGAGTTCGCTGCCCCTGCCGAGCTTCTCTTTTCGATGCGCAAGACTATTCAGCCGCGATGCTCTCATCCGATCATCCTCCGCGCAATCGCCGCCGCGAGCCGTGCGGTCAGTCGTGCGTCCTCCAGCCTATCCGCGGCGGTCAACGCTGTCCATGATTCGGGTGTCGCTGCGTGCGCCGCGAGTCGCGCAACCACCGCTCGTAGCACGATCCGCTCCGCATCGTCGTCGTTCTTGCGCTTGTCCGGGTCGTGCGCTGCGAGGATCTGCGCCGCTGCCGCAGCGTGTTCTGGACTCGGTGTCCCGTTCCATTGCACGCGGCCCGTGCTGTCGCAGCCGTGGATCGATAGACCGGCGGCTCGTAGATCAATGTCTAGTTGGGTCGCATCGTAGATCATGCGAGGATTTCTCCAGCCATTCCTGTCGGCAGGTTGCTGCTCCCATACCAAGTAATTGTCGTCGAACAATCAGACCCAGCCCCTTCCAACCACGCAAGATAGTGGTAGCCGATGCTGGGAACGCCTGTGTACAAGCATGACCCTGCCGGAATCGTGACGTTGGTCGGGTAGATCGCACCTCCGCGTGCGCTGTTCACGGTTGTTGAGTCAAGTCCTATCCCGGCTTCTGCCGAACAGCCACCGGAGGAATTGACACATATATTGTGGGCAAATGCCCACACGGAATCGCCGGACACTCCACACACAAAACCCACCTGATTCGCAGACGAGGCGCGAACCTGTCTATAGGTTCCGGCCGTCGAAAACGTCCATGACGTATTTGTCTCGGATACTCCGAACGGACGCGGTGCCCGGTTATACATATTCCACACGAACCGATTTGCGACGCTATCCTCGCACTGCCCTGACGCGCTCGGGTACAGCGTCGCGAGGTGTCGCCAGAACGGGTCGATGCGGCCCGCCGCAGCAGCTTTCGCGTTTCCATCCGAACGAACGAGAACACCGTCATGCATGCCGAGGCCGGATTCGTGCAGCCACGGGGCAGAGATGGATGCACCGTTGCGTGCCGTCGCGCTACCCCACGCAACCATCTTTGTCTCCGGTTTCCCGGCTCGCCAGCGCACGAACAGGTCGTGTGGCACGGTCGTCGTGGTCATGACGGACAGGTCAGCAGTCAGCACCGCACGAGTGTTTGTTTGGTCCGGGTCGTACTGGATCTTGCGCGGGACCCAGTCCTCGCCGTCGAACAGGTCAAGGATCAGACCCCGACCGACCGGCACCAGGTATGCCAGCGTTTTCGCGGTCTGGTCTGCGGACGGCGCAGCACTCGTGCGCGAGAGCGACACGCGGAAGTCACTGCGGCCACCGGCACCGCGCCACAGCCTGCGCTCGTGCGCGTCGTGTTGGCTGTACGACATCCCCTGCGTAATCGGGTTCATGACGTGAGCGACTCCGCTTCAGCGACGACCTTGAACGTCTCAGCCTTCTCGGTTGACACGCGCAAGGAATGCGACGCTTCGAGCCGCAGGCGACATTCCCACACACCTTCCCACGCAGGAACCGTCGCGCTCTTGGTGATTGCGGGGATCGGCTCCTCATGCAGCAGAAAATACGCAGATCCATCGTACAGGTAGAACCGGAGCATCCCGGCTGTCGTGGTTACGATGGCCTTGGCCCACACGCGGTGGACAAACGCTCCGTCCGATCCCGCCGTGTAGATCGTCTCTACGGTGCCGGTCCCATCCAGATTCGCGTTGGCAGTTGCTACGGACACCGGGCCGAGTTCGGGAGCTTTCGTGAATACCGGTGACGTGTTGATTGCCACGGGCTATCTCCTAGGTGAATGACATTGCGCGTATCCGTGCGTTTGCGGAAGCCTCGCTGCTGCCGCTGGCCGATATTGAACCTGCGGACAGGGTGAGTCCAGAGCCTACCGTGATTTCTTCCATCACCCCGGTGCCTGCGGTTGATCGACCGATCAGTTTGCCGGTGGCCATGCTGGTGCTGATGGTCGGAGTCGCGCCACCGCTTGATGTAATCGGAGCCGTTGCACCGACGCTCGTGACCGTACCATCGCCGGTGCCCGCGCCGATGGTTGCGCGTACCGCCGCCGCGTTCACGTCGTCGAGGATCGTGCGAGCGAACGCTGTCAGGTCGGTCAGCGCAGCCGTACCTGCACCGGTGAAATACGGGAGTTTGTCCGCCGCGCTCGTCAGACCTGCGATTGCCGCGAGTTCCGCATCGTATGCCTGCACGTCGGTGCCGATTGCCAGTCCGAGCGTGGTGCGCTGGTCAGATGCCGTCGCGTCATCGATGATCGCGCGGCCTGCCGCAGTACACGCGATTTCCTCGCCAGCGCCAGCGCCTGCGGTTGATCGTCCGGCGAGTTTGTCCGTCGCCGTGAACGACAGCGCGCCGACGACGTGGTCAGGATCGCTCAGGCCGGTGAGCGCACCATGGTCGGTGGCACCACCGGAGCTGATATCCGAATACGCCCCAGCGTCGATTGATGCCTCGATTTTTTTCGTGGAGTCGTTGTACCGAACGCGCGCGTGTCCTGCCCCACTAACCGGTGTAGTCTGCCCGTCGTCCCAATCAACATACACGTCGTCCGTGTCTGCACTGGTCAGCTCAAGCGCGGTCGGATCAACGATGCCAGCGACGGTTAGCTTGCCCTTGCCGATACTCGGATCGTACGCAAGCTGCGTGAGCGCGTGCGCCATCTGCCCGGCGGCTGTCGCCCCGCTGAAGAAGATCGCGCCGGCTCCAGACGGGGTAGTTGCCATCACGCCAACGGTTCCGGTGATGTCCGGGTGCGTGTGCGTGCGAGCGGCACTAGCAGACGAGTCTAGCGTGATGTTCGCGTTTGCTCCGGACCCGCGAAACGCGACTCCGCCGGCGGACAGCACGCGGAATCGATCGACCTCCACGCCGGACGATACCGCGCGAATCGGCAAATCCCCGGTGCCGGATTCCAGGCTCTGCGTGTAACCCTCGTCCATCGCGCCAGTCGATAGATCCACCTGGCCGAAGCCGAGTTTTGCGCCGCTACCGAACGCGAACACCGTTGACGACACCGTCCCACTCGGGGTCTGGTTGAGTGCAGACGCTTCAGGCGGGACTACGATCCACCCACCGGATGCTGTGCCAGACGAGAACCGAGACACTGCGGGCCTCGCGGTGTAGACGAATTCCCCGCCGGCGGCCTGCGCACCGAACGCGATCATCCGGCCTGTGACAGGAGTCCGCGAGTTGATATCCCGGATCGCAGCATCATTCAGCCGTAGATACGCGAAATCGGCGAGCCCGACAGCGGTCGGCATTGCACGGGCGAGGATCTCCGGGCATCCGATCGACATGGTATAGCCGAGATACGGTTGCTGACCGTCGCCCGGATTCCAGCCCTGCGTCTGGATGCACGGCGGCGTGGTCGGCGGGGTAGTCGTGATCAGCGTAGATCCAGACTCCGCCCACCAGCGCCACTTCTGCAAGTCCTCGTCCCACTGCAAATGCACCGGGGACTTCTGCGGTTTCGGAGATACATCCGGATACGGATCCTTCTCGAAATCAAGCTCGCCGTCCCGTGTGTCGTCCATGCGGAACAGCGCACCGGTCCATATGTGGGCTGAGTTGATTGCGCGACCATCTCCGTCGGTGCCGAGCCTGTGCTTGTCCGTACTGGACCCGACGTCGATGAAGCCCCGGAAGTTCCTCGACACGGAGGCAATCGCGCGGTCGGTGTTGCTCGCGGATGCAATGCCGCCACCGGCCCCGCTTGCGATGAACGACTTCCCGCTACCGCCACCACCGGCCGGCGAATCTACTCCGGCTGCACCACCGCCTCCGCCACCAGATCCGCCGGTGATCTGGGACAGAGTGAACAGTTGCCCGCCGGTCTGCCCGGCCTGCTGGTTGATCGGCGCGATCTGACTCAGATTTGCGTTCGCCGGATTGATCCCGTTAGCCTGCATGAACGCTAGAGCCTGCTGAATCGCCTGCGTCGGCAGGCCAGCCATCCACGGGGGAAGAGGGCCAGTCAATCCGGATTGCGGCAACGGATTCGGCGTCTGGCCGAATAGGTTGATCGGCGTGCCTGCCGGGGCCTGCGCGGACCCGCCGCCAGCAGCAGCACCGCCGCCGAATCCTCCGAACTGATTGCCCATGCATCAACCCTAGAATCCGAGGTCTTTTTTTGCCTGCTCAGATGTTGCGTTGGTGTTCCCGCCCTCGACCGGAGGAGGTGCAATCGGTGGAGGCGGCTCCTGCGGCGGAGGATTCTGCGCGCCGGTCGGAATCGTCGGCGGTTGCTGCTGACCCCCGCCACCTGGTGTCTGGGTAGTTCTGTCCCCGGCCGGACTCGGTAGGTCAACTACGAGTCCGCCAAGCGTGTCCGACTGCTGCGATAGGTTGATGTTCCACGCGAGACTATTCGGGGACGGCCCCCAATTGCGGATCACCCACAGATGCGATTGTAGCGGGACGGTCCGATTGCTCGCAACCGATGAGTCCCCTGCGAGGTCACACACCAACGAACCGCATCTCACGTCGCCCGCAGCGTGTACCGCGATCAAGCGCGGATCGGTCGGCATGAACAGGTTGACCTGCTCATACTCTTCTGTCGCGGCGAGCGCGATCCCACGGAATCCGAGTGGGAATGACGGCCAGTCATTTGGTTTGGCCGGTTTAACAGCGGTGAAACGAGTATCCGGCGCGTATCTGTCAGTCTGGATAGGTCGCATGTTCGTCGGTGCTGGTGCGCCGCCACCCCCAGCACTCGGGCCTGACAGGGTGAACGGCGAGTCACTGATCATCGTCGCAGGCCATGCATAGGCCCAACCACCGACCTTGCGCTTGTCCTTGACCGCTTTCCAGTGCGATGCGCAAAGCACGTCGCCGATGGTGTCCTCGTCTTTGTCGTCGGTAATCGATGCTCCGCCAAATACATCTTGTTTGCACACACGCGCACCGAATTGCACGTGGCGGACTTCCAACGCGAATGCCTTATCATGATGCCGCAGCAGCGTGATACCGCCGCGAACCTGTTCGTTCAAATTACTCAAGGCTGCACCATCCGCAACAATTTACGACGTAGCGAGGAAGACATAAATGACCAGATATCGCGACTCGGTCCGAGTGTATCGGACATTGAAATCGTGGTGAGCAAATCACCTGACGGGGTTAATGAGTGCTGTACGGCAGCAATGGTGCCGTTGATATCTCGACCTGGCATCATGTATACCGTGTGACTACCTGTCAGCCGATCAACGTAATTAGCGTTGTATGCCTGAATAGCTGCCTCTGCAACCTCTTCGCATTCATCGAAATTGATCCACAGAAACTGCATCTTCTCAGAAATACTGGACCCATATGTAGCAGATCCGGGGAAAGGCGAAGGACCGCCCGCACTCGATCCAGCCCCAGTCTCAATCACACGTTCAAACCCGAACAACTGCCTGATCAATGAAGCCTGTTCACTGTTGTCAACCCATGCAAATTTTGCTGTGACAACACCAGCACCTATCCGAATATCCACCTCGTCACCATCTGCTGGCAGATATGCACTTTCTTGCGGATATACGATCAATTCCTGCATCCGTTCATTGCTGTTTGGTGAGCCTTCCGCAACCGTCAAAATAATAGCGATGCCGTGATCCTCAGCAAGCACCGGATGCTTGCGATTGAAGAGCGCTGGCTCATACCACCAACGCGCCCCGTTCTCACCACTCATGTCTCCAGTACATGGATCGTCCACGTTGCATGGAACGAACTGCTCAATCACCCCCTTCGGATCTTCACCTAGCTCTACGCGAATCACGCCGACTTCCGCATCCAGCACTCGCACAGTCATGGGAGCTGCGCGCGCCTCATCCAATTCCGCAGCGTAGCCAGTCACATTGACCGCCCGAGTTTGATCCCCTTTCAGAGGAGACTTTGTTCGGTCCTGATATGTGATGCAGTAATTCGTCCACACGGAAGCAGCACCGTAATGACCCGTACCCTCATCCATCATGGATAGACGATTAGCACGCAAAGATACGATGCGGTCCATCCATGACCGCTGGATTCGGTAGGTTTGTCGGTAGTGGCGTTTTAGTGCGGCAATACGTGCTGGCCACGGGCTGTTATCTGGGTCATCATTTGCCCCGACCAGCGCGTACATATCCAGTCCCTGGAACCAGTGTTCACGCAGTACCTCTTCGGTCAATGCGGGTAGTCCGGTAGGAGGTGCGGTTTGTCTCCATGCGGCAAGCGCATCAGATACTTTTAGCCATGTGCCAGCAACCACAGGCTGGCTATACCCACTCACGGTCAGCGAAGCATCGGGTGATGGCAACACATTGTGCATGTACCCGGCACCAGCGGGTGTCAGGCTACCCTCGACAGAGTCAAAACGCACTTCCACTTCCCGGTTGATCAGCACTCTAGCTTTTTTCGTTCGGTGGTTCCGCAGATCCGAACGAATGATTTGACCTGCGCCGACCACTACGTCAGTGGCTTCCGAAACCGGCACACCGGCGGGCATAAATTCGCTGTAGAAAATCACTTCCCCTGCTGCGTTCACAATTACATTCAGGCCGGGGATGAACCCCAACACACGGGTAATAGCTCCACCGAACGAATCGTCAATCTCCAGATTTGCCACATCGAGGGCCATCAGTTCTTCCGTGCCGTCCATGAATTTGAATACTTCGCCGAACCCCGCACTTGCTGTGATGTCCTGAAGTATTTCCAATGCCGTCCAAACTTTCCCTCCATTCAAAGACCAATCAGCATAGATCAAATCGTCGCTTGTGGCGATTTCCTCAAGCCGTGACAGTGATACCAATCGTTTTGCACCGCTTCGGCGTTGAATATTGTAGCCACGAATAACATGGTGCTTTTCCCATCTCCATCTTAGATCCGATAAGGAGATGGAGCGCAAGTACGGTGATGGGCCGGGAAGAATGTCAGTGATCCACACACCATTCACTGTCAACTCGACTGGATTGGGCACAGCTTTCGGAGCTAAAATTGAGAGTTGCAGCGGAGATAGCCTGACTTTCGGTCCCCACTTTTCAGCATCTTCTTTTCTCACCGTAATAGAAGTCTGATACGGGCTAACACCTGGACGCAATGTCCACTCAATGGTCTGATCGGCCATCAAATGAACATCGCCAAGCTTTGCCTTCGTGGCCGCTTGGTTACTGGTTATTTCTGTTGGTTGCAGAGACATTTTCTGCGCCTAAAACACAGGTGCTGTGGACGTAGATCCACCACTGCCGGAAGTCACTGATCCACCTGAGCCGCTTGACGCTGAACCGATCGGTACAGCGCCAACTGAGCCATCGCCACCAGCCACGGAAATAACGTCCATCCAACGCTCGGTCCATGATGTCTGGCGCTCGATGACCTTGAAGGTGAAATCACCTGTCCCTATAAGCAATGGCACTTCCGATATCTGCACCGGAGTAATGCGATGCCATTTCAGACCGGTGCTGGGCATGCCAAGACTTTCCGGTGGCGCATTCAAATAGGCTTTCGTGGAGTCGAATAATCGTCGTTCGGTCTGGACAACGCTACGCGTAGATGTTCTCGGCCCTTGAAACACATGCACACTATAGGGTGTGTCCCACACCGGTACGATGCTGTAGCCGCTGTCAGGGGCGGCCGAATACGTGATGTTCCATTCCAGCAGTTTGCCGCTTCCTGCTGTACCGATGAAAGACAGGTTCCCCTTGATCGACCCGCTCTTCAAGTCAGGTGTCATTGACTCGTCGGTCAGAGCAAGCGTACCGGGGGAGTATAGCGCGCGCATTTTCGCGATTGCCCACGTTCGGGTAGTCCGCCAATCGTGCATGATCGTAGACAAAGAGGTCGAAGAAGCCAATCCGGTGATCGAGATATTGTACGCGATCAACCGTTCCGCGACTTCAGACGAATCGAATGCGTCTCCCGGGCCAATGTATGTCCGGGTGATCGTCACCGACCATTTCTCTAGGTCAGGTGGTTCTGTAGATCCGCCACCACTTCCCGCTGAGCTAACGGCTTCATAAGTCCGGGAAAAAGCCAACACTTTATCCGTGTCGTCAACAGTGGTGACTTCGTGTGTTTTGTCCCACGTGGAGGTGGGAGAGACAGATAGCTGTATCGCTGCACAGTACGCGCCGATAGATGCCGCATATTGTGCGGTCGCACCGGTAGCACCGATCGCAGTGTAGACCCCTGAAATCTCGATCGTAGTGTGGTTATTCGCCTCGGTACTGACCACAATCTTGGTGTCTTGCCAGCGTCGCCCGTTGTAACCGGTGAGATCCGCAGGACGACCAACAACGAGCGAGCAGTCGTATTCTCGACTGCGTGCATTATCACCATCCCCTGCGACTTTGGTGATAGACGGCACAGCGTTGAAGCCGGTGGAAGACGAATGGCTGAACGAAGTCAGTGTCGAGCCGTCGAGTATCACAGTAGCCGCCGCGAGCGGCGTGCGGAATGCAGTCTCTAGCGTATCGCAATTGGTTTTCAATGTTGCTGCCGACGAACCGACCACCAGTACGCGAAATTCCAGCGTGCTTGAAGTGTAATCCTGCACCAACCGATATTTGCCGGTGAGCAAATGCGTGGCCGATGATCCACCGATAGTTACTCCAGCGTATGTGATGGATAATTCACGTGTGACAGCAGGGGGCATTTACTGGACTCCAACACGCTGGGGAAATGCGATGTCCATATCGTCCGGTATTCTCTGGCCCTTAACCTTTTCCCGCATTTTCTGAATATTCGTTATCGATTCTTTAATCGCCTGTTCTATAGCGGCAGCTTCCTGCACGCGCTTCCGAATGATAGGCTCGCGGATATCGCGTTCACGTTGAATCATCGTCGCCGTGACCGCCCCCGCCCACGGTTTATCCTCACCAGTCAATCTATCTGTTAGATCCTGCATCAACGCTTCCTGCACGCGCTGATCTTCCCCCCATTGCTTAAACGCAGGATTATTATGCAATATCGCCTGCGCTTCAGATTTGGCGAAATTCTTTGCGAGATCCAATACTTCGTTCATCGCACTATTAACCACTCTGTTTAGTACGCTCTGCGCGGCTCCTACCACACCTGACAAAACACCTTTCAACCGCAAAGTCTTTTCTTCTGCGGGAGCGGTGTCAAATGTGATGGGGATCTGTACGGCGGTAGCCATTACTGTCCCTTGCCTTTCAGCACGCCAATAGCTCGCCACATGTCTTCTAGCACATGGGCGGTATCCACAAAGAGCAGGTCAAAATTCTTCATCCGTGTTTCGTTTTGAGCGAGTATGCCATACACATCCAGCCGTTCTTCAGACGTTGCTTCGTTGATAATCCCAGAAGATTTCGCAAGCGCAGCGCCCATACTCTCTATTTCGCCAGCCGTTAATGCTCGTGCCCCAGGAACAGCAGAGATTTCTTTCAGCTTACGGCGTAATTCTTCCTGCACTTTCTGCGCGATTCTTGTGTCGATGTTCGCATCTGTGCCGAAACCGGATGCCGCTGCCTGCCACTTGAAAAACTCTTTGCCAACTTCAAGGCCAAGTTGAATCAATGCAGCCTGCGCCGATGCACGCAAGCTACCTGCCATGTTCTGACCCATTTTGCTGAACACCGACCCCATCCCACTGACTTTTTTTTCGGCGGGGGCAGTGTCGAGCGTAACAGGAATCACTACTGGTGCGTCACCAGCCATTATGTCACCACTACAGAAAGTCGTGTCGTCCCGGTCGCTGCGGATGAATAGCGTTCGTTTGTCGCAGCACCAGTCTCTGTGTAACCGCAGAAGATCGCATATGAATATGTGCCAACCGCTACAGTATCCACGACACTTGTGGCTAGATCCCCAGCCAGCGTAACCCCGGTTCCGTCTGTCGGGCCGGTAGGAGCGGTAGCGCCCGCAGCCCTGCGCAGCACAATCTGTCTTCGGTCATAGCGATCGGGCGGGAGCGTCCATGCCAGCGTGACAGATCCTACCCCGCCTGTAGCTACGAGATTGGCGGGTGGATGATAGAAACGGGTACGGGTTGCAGGCACTTCCCAAGTGTACACTCGATGGACCGCGTACGGTGTGCCAGCATCAGTTTCGATGCCCTCTGTATCAGACGCGCTGACAAACGTAAAACGATACCCCGACTGCACCATCGACTGGAGTACAGCTTCAAGTTCCTCTTCCACTTCGAGCAAACCACGCCCGCGACTAGAACCCTGCCCGCCAGATCGATTACCGCCAATCATCGCATTCTGGCCGACCTCATCACCTTCGACCGCGACTAAAATCATGAAATCGATCGACTGCGTAGTGAGATCAAGGCTCTCTGCGTCACCGTCGGATTTTCCGGGTCGAATAGCCACGAGCGGCGTACGTCTGTTGGACATCAGACTCGCCCATGCAGCAGCGGTCACCACCACCACGGGGAACACTGGCTCATTCGGGCTGTCCGGCCATGTTCTAGCCACCAGCCGTGCCCGCAGCGTCTTGACCAATTGCCAGATCGTCACTATTGCCCCCCGCTCACTTGCCGGGCTGCATAAGCAGCGGCTTGCCTGGCCAACATATCACGTTTGGTTTGCCCGCCATCAGCCAACGCGGCCACTGCCGCATATCCCTCAGGGCCTTCAGAGGCAGTGGCGGCGGACAGAATATCTTCGACAGCGAGCACAAGCCCTGCGCGTGCGAGAGCCGCCTGTTCAACAGTAGTTAATTCGCTCCATTCAGTGAGCGATACGCAACCACCACCGCGCAGGAATGCCATTGCAGATTCGACCAGAACACGGTGGACATCATCTGATTCCGGCGGTGTGCTGATCTGAATGCCTGCGGCACGAATCAACTTCATAACGTGATGTCCTTCGCCATTTTCATCGCCACCATCCGACCAGTCGCATCGTACACAGCCTGAAATACTACCCCAATTTCCAACGGCTCATCCAAAGCCATCGTCAGTTTAGCGGCTGGATCGAGCATGGGAATCGCTCGGTAGAACACCACTGAATAAGCGTCTGGACTATCGGGGGTAAATACTAGCTTGATACCGCTGGCCGCCAGCGTATTGCCAGCTCTGACTGTGCCGGGAGCGGTGATCCCACGCTGCTGGGTGACCGTCCCAACAGATGTATTCGGAAACAATATCGCAATGGCGTCATTATCGAGCGCACGTAATACCGCAGCCATCACCCATGATTCAGAGGAGATCACTTCTTCAACTACAATCCCACCATATTCTTCTGCGGTTACTGGATGGTATTTGATATTTGGCATGACTTCGATAGATCGCACGATACCTAATGCCGTGCCCCCATGTGGATACGCGGTAGTCAAATCTGTACAGCCGTACGACAATCTACCAGGGGATTTCAGCACTGCTGCCGCTGTCGGCGTACCCATGTACCGATACTCCTGTTGTACTACTCAACTGCAAACAGTGCAGTTACAACTTACCCCGGAAAAACTGACTGAGCGTACTGCGCACAAACGCAGCATCTGCGGGCAGGAATTTCGCAAACGGACGTGCACGAGCGGTTACGGTCACTTCGCCGCCAGCATTGAAAATCCAGCCGAAATTTGCCCGCTGGCCCTTATTTTTTCTGAGCCAATTCGCGAGGTTCTTTCGTACGGTGGGGCTGATCTGGAATGTAGACGCTCCACCTTCCTGCATTCGATTTGCGTAGGCGAGATTTGATCCGAACGTGATAGATTTCTTGCCGCGTAAAGCATAAGAAATAGACTGGCGCAATGCACCAGTATCAACTAGGGCCGGACGTGGTGAGAACCTGCGCGCCTTAATCGTCCCAGACTTTGCGAGGTCACTAAGTGCTCCGGCAATATTCGGAACACGTCTGGGTGCCCACTGGGTGCCACGGCCTTGTTGCTGCCACCCGCGAACAGTGACTTTGACTTGATTCAGGCCGATGACTTTCAACGCTGGAGTCAGATTAGCCGTGCGCCGCACAAGCTCGCCGAGCTTCGTGCCCTCGAATTTTATCGGATTCGCCACGGCAACTCCTAACCACGCTAGTCTTCCTCGGAAACCGAACCTTGGATGCCGGGGATAAACTGCGCCGTATTGCGATCGTCTGAGAATGGCAGACCATCAGAGTCATCCGCAGTGGGCGTCTGAGTGGCTGTGGTGACCGGAGCGACACGCACGTTGGTGAACTGACTCAATGCCTCTTTGAACCGATCGCATGGCCCAGTATCGGCAATAGGCACGCCCATACGCCGTTGCAACAGGCAGATCACACCATCCACACAGATCGACACATGAAAAGCATCGTTAGCGTCGTAAGTCTCGCCGGTCTGCCGCTGAAACTCTCCTACCGTGTCGGTCACGGCACGAGCGAGCCGGGTAGTATCGATAGTCGTAGCCGACGGCAACTGCGGATTGGTCAATTCAACCAACCGCTGTGCGCCAATACGGTCAGTGACTTCATCGATCAACGCCATTTAAATGCTCAACTCGAAAGACAGCAAATACAAAGTTCGCGAATCAGTCTGTACCACAGGCACAGCCGCCGTCCCCGAACGTAGGCGGAAATAACGCATCTTGCTCATGACCGGCCGCAATGCGCCAATTGCGACTACCCTACCAGCATCCACCGTAAGTGCTACAGCAGTTCCTGCATCATTGTACAAATCAAAATAGTTAACCCCATCTGAAGATGCCTGCACAGTAATGTCTGCGGCATCCCATACATCAGACATGCGAATACCTGCGAGTTCTGTCGCAGTGCCGATATCTGCCGCAGTAAACAAGCCACCCGCAGCATTACCGCCAGTGATTGCAGTTTGGATCATCTTACCCTGTCCTTGTAGTAACCATCAGAAACAAACTGCGTGCAGCCGCCTGGTTCACCGGCGCACCTGTCAGCCCAGATCGCAATTGAATATATTTCCACGGGCGTAAACTAGATCTAATGTCGGAACGGAAGCCGATAATCCTCGACGCGGCAACAGTCAGCGATACTTCTGTTCCACCATCGTCGAACAGATCGAAAAAGTTAGTTCCGTCCATAGATACACGAAAACTGATTGCTGCGGCAGTCCATCCAGTGGACATCTCCACACCAATCAATTCATTCTCATTACCGATATCGGCAATACTGAACAATGCGCTCGTTGCAGCAGCACCACCAGTTATCGCAAGCCTCACCGATCACCTCCCATCTCTTCATCAAGAGTACCAGATTAAGCAGTGGGCTCAGCCCAGGTGATATCCTGCGTAGGAGCGACAGCCCCTAGTGATCCATCCGCTGTCGTGTCGATGTACGGTGATACTGCGTCACTGGCGACCAGCTTGTAGGTGCCGCCGACGCCGTCCCCAGCAATCGTGCGGTAGATCTTCGCCCCTGTGACGTGCGCGCTACCGGCCGTCCATGTCACGGTGACTTGGCCATCCGTCGCGTTGTCCACAACGGTGACGCCGTCACTCGCGGGACTGGCGGCAGACTCGCGGCCCAGCGCGTCGGTGTAAGTGTACTTGTAGTAGTGGACACCGTTGTCGACGCCGCCTGCACCTGCACCTGCCAACGCATCTGTCGGCGCAACACTCGGCGCGACAAGTTGGCTTGGCAGGTATTCGCGGAACAGACGCCAGAACCAGTATTGCAGGATCGCGCCGGTTTCCAAATCCGTCCAGGTGAACGTGTCGTCGAGCAAGAACGCTGTAGCCCCGCCGATCAGCCAATACCACAGCCCGTTGTATTGCTGGCCGGGAACGAACAACACGTCGTCAACCAGCAGATCCCCAGCGGTGCGCGTCCACTCGATGCGGATGTCCATCGCGGTCTCTGCGAACTGCCGGGGGAAGAACGGTCCGACCTGGAGCAATTGCCATCCGCTCTGCGCAGCCACGGCAACCGTAGTAGACTGGCTACCCATGTACACGGTCAGCGTACCGGATGCACCGCCTACCGATCGGTTCCACGCAACCTGCAAGAAGTATGGGGTGGATGCGTCCAGCCGGACGTTGTTTACGGTCAGCGCCTGCACGACGTTCGCAGTCGCCTTGATGTTCAGTGCCTGCGGCGCGTCACCATCGTTCGGGTCGCCGCGATAGTAGTTGGTCGTGTCGAGCGTGAAGTTGCCCGTGCCGGTTACGCTGGTGGTCCAGTCGTTGAGCCAGGTGGTCGTCGCCGCCAACGTCCCATTCGTGAAGGTCGAGTTGGCTAGCAGGCTGGAACGAGCGGAGATCGAGGCAAGTTGGTCACGAGTACCGGACCCGCGAAGCTGCACGGCATCACGAGCAGGATCAGTACCACGAACCTCGAAGCGTTCCTCGTGCTTCGCCGTGCCGGACGATGCGTCAGCGATGCACCGGGCCGAGTATGATTCCGGCCATGCGTTCTCGATCGGAAATCCGTGGTCGTCCTTGCAGTGCCGAACGATGGTCCCGGTTCCCGTGTTCGATCCCGCGCTGACCGCCGGGAACAGAAACCCGCGCGTGGTGACGCGAAGACTGTTGTCATAGAAGTACTGCCGCGCGCGCCGGAAGATAGACGCGATGTCCGTTTCCGGCACCGTCATAATCTTCGCGAGATCGCGGAACAGCGGTGCAAGCAACGCCTGCCCGCCGGACTGCATCGCAGTCGCGAGCGAGCTGCGGATGCTGCCAAGCGCAGCGCCTACGGACTCTGGATAGTCCGTCTCAAGCACCTGGACGAGCGCGTCTTCCATGCCGATGTAGTTGTCGGAGTTAACGTCTCCGTACTGACGCAGCTCGTTCAGGATCTTGATGCCGCGCCGGATCTGGTCCTGATTTTCCGCGAGGCTCGGGGATGCCATGTGCTGTTACCTCCGTGAGCCTACGCGAGATTTGCTTCTGGAACCTCGTCACGCGCGTGCAAGCCAGCTTCGTAGCAGTAGAGGAACGTTCCGAGCGAGGCGTCTCCCGGCTCCTCGGTATATCGAGCATCCCGGCTGTCGTGGATCTGCCCGACGTGCCCGACCTGCCGAACCACCTTGTGTTTCGCGGCGGCTTTGATCGCTGCAACCTGCCGAGAGTTCATCGGGACAACTCGGCCGATCCGCTCGGACCGCTTCGTAACACCGTCAGGCCCTACGCTCACGTCCTCGGACCAGCGGCAGAAATCCATCCCTCCGCAGGTGATCCGCTCGAACGGGAGACGGTCACGCGACGGCATCTCGCCATCGCGGAGCGCCGGCGCAGTGACAGGACCGGCGATCCCGATCCAGTACCTGGTCTGCGCCTGCGTCTGCTTCGATTCTTGCTGCACAGATTCGTTTTTCGCCATCGTGAGTCCTCCTTAGAGCGACCGGGATGCAGGAGGAGTTGCCTCCCGGTCGCGGGCCGATACCGCCACAGATTAGCTGTTCACCTGGATGATGCTGTACGGCATACCGATTCCGTAGCCGATGCGTGCGCGCCACTGGATGAACTCCAGGTCATTCTCGCGTGCATCGTCGCTTCCGGACTGCACGTTGCTGACGGTCTCTTCGAGCGCGATACGCTCTTGCTCGATGAACGCCTTGGACTGCACGCCCTGCAACGCAACATACCAATCGTTGTCGGTGATTTCCGGGACGCTCATGAACGAGATGTTCCGGTAGACCTCGGGGACGATATTGGTCGGAGCCGAGACCAGCTTCTCGACGAGCATCGCGCGGAACGCAGTCTGGAACACCTCCAGATTCGCGGCCCCGTGAATGATCGTCACGCCGCGCTGCGCAATGTTTGGATCGAGCAGCGGGAACCCCTTCGGGTTCGTGTAGAGCTGGAACCGGCTGATAGCGGAGAAGAAATCGCGGTGGATCGCAGCCGTGGTAGCGACACCGTTTCCGGTGACGATGTTGCCGGAAGCGTGGCCGAACCGCGTAGAGCCGCTGAACAGGTTCACGCCGTCAGCTGCGGTCGGCACGCTGGCAAGCAACGCAGCGTTGGTGGACCCAAGCAACATCTGGAAGAACACGCGGCGCTTGAGGCGAGCCCAGTTCGCTCCGGCCTCGCGAGCTTCGTCATACAGATTACTGATCTGGTTGTCCTCGCGGTCCTCGCGGTCCCACTCGATCCGCAGGCCCCACTTGGTGTTCGACACGAAGAACGTCTTGAACTCGCCGCTTTCGCGCGGGACCGGAGTGCCCTTCGCCCATCTGCGCGGATGCGGCATCCCGTCGCTGAACGGATAGGTTTCCGTGCGCAGCGTGGACGGGACACCGAACCGCATGATCTTGCCGAGGTCGGCAAGTTCGGTGTTCTCGGTTTCCTTGTAGATCGAGAGGAATTCCGAACGCAATCCCGCCTGCAATCCGGCGGCAGGAATCACCAGGGGATTGAGCAAAGCCATTGCAATGCCTCCGAGAATTGAAAGCGGGATACGGGACAACTACAGGCCGAGCAGGTATTCGATCTCGGCATAGATGTTCATGTAGCCGTCAGCGGCAGTGCCTGCGGTGCCAGCGGCGCATTCGACGTCGATCACCGAGCCCTCGTGGAATTCGTTCGCGGCGGTGATCGCGGTACCGGCGAGCTTCGCGCCGAGCAGGTCGGCGGTCGCCCAGGTGATTACGCCACCGGTCACGTCCACCGTGTCGATTTCGAGATTGAAGGTCGCGGTCGAATCGACGTCGGTCATGGGTTCGGAAACGATGCCGTACACGCCGAGAATCAGGCCGTGGTTCGAGCATTCGACGCCGGTAGCGTGATTGCCGGCGGATTCGACGCCGTTGACCGTCGCGATGAATCGCTGTTCCTGTCCCCAGCCGGAGAGTGCGAGCAGCGCGAGTTCGGCAGTCGAGAAGAACAGCGCGTCACAGGTGGTGCCGGTGACCCACTGGAGGACGATGCCGATCGGCGCGCCGAGCGTCGGTCGGGTCAGGGTGAACGTCGCGTCGTCGGTCGCATAGACCTTGCGGCCGTTCTGCGCGCTGGCCGATACGCCAGTCACAGAGACACGGCGCACCTGGCTCGTGAGCTGCACCGGGCTTTTGGTCCCGCCAGAAGCGGTGCCGGTCGCCCGGAAGCCGGTGAAGCCTACAGGCTGCATGAAATTCTCGTCGTTGAACGGAGTCACGCGGCCCTGACTGGCCCCGGTGCCGTGCGTGTAGGTGAACATGCCGACATACGCGCCGGCGTACAGCTCCGCAGCGTTGACCAGTTCAGCGTCAACGGCCGCAGCGGATCGGGCCTCGATGCTGGTAGAGTTCGCGGAAAGCGCCATGACGTTCTCTCCTGATTCCGTGGCCGTTTTCTGTCCGGGTCAAACAGCGAGCCGCACGCGCGGCAGTACGCTGGCTATTCCTCGTCGAATTTCGCGCGGGTCGTGATCATCTGAGGGGCAACGTCCATGTTGATCCGCAGATACTCGGCAGCAGACAGGCGGGTATACGCACGCTGCGACAGCCATTCGCGGTGGTGCCGCGATGCGAGCTTCAACGCCTCGGGGCCTCGCGATTGATAGGCGAGGACTTCAGCGGGGGTGCCCGCGGCGGCCGGGGCGGTGCTGGACGTCGGCGGCTCTTTGGTCCCGGTAGCCATCACGGCGTCGCAGAAGGCTGTGACAGCGGCATCGCCACCAGCGAGCGCGTAGCGGGACAGCTGCACCTCGATGTCGGTCGGCAGCGCGTATCCTGCGAGCCGAGCGAGAGCGGCCTTGACCGACTTCTCGCGCTTCGCGTCGTCGCCCATCATCTTCACCTGGCCGGCGAGAGCGGCGACCTGGCCGGCGAGAGCGGCAGGCTCATTCCCAGCCGAGGCGGACATGCCGGCGGCCGGAGCGCCACCAGCACCCATCGCTGGCTCGCTACCGCCACCACCGCAGGCGACGAGCAGTTCATCGAGCTTCGCGGCAAGCGGAGTCATCGCGGCGGAGATTGCCGCAGTCATCGCCTTTCCGATAGCGAGGATGTCGGCATCTCCGAGCATTGCCTTGACCTCTGGAGCGACTTCAGGGGCTGCCGGTTCAGGGGCAACCGCCGGTGCGTCAGGCTTCTTGGGATCGTCTGCCATGATTTCCTCCGAGAACGAAACAGCCAGGCGGTTGCCGGACATGGCGAATTGTGCGGGTGCCGATGCCGCGAACATTGCGGCAGACGCGGCAATCGAGAACGTCTTGGCCTCGCCTTTGGCGACGCGCAAGAGCGGGAATTGGAACTGCGGTGCGCTGGACTGCATCAGCGCGAGAGACGAAATCTCCGGCTCGTCGATGTCGTTGATCTCGACCGATCGATACGGGAGACGGCCAGCGGCCATGCGCTGGTAGATGTCGTCCGGGATCTCGACCAGGTCTGCGTAGAGAACAGCGCGCTTTTCGCCGTTGTAATCAGAGGCGGCGACGCGGACCGGAAGGATCTTCCCGGCGTCAGGCACCTCGCCGCCGAAGCAGCCGTGGTGCCCGATGTGCAGCGGGGCAAGATACCCGCTTTTTGCCTTGGCCCCAGACGTCGCGAGCGCCTGCTTGAGCCACGTTTCGTCGATCAGCTTGGCCTTGTCGCGGCCAGTAGGGATGCTGATTTCCGCGAAGATCGGAACATCTCGGACGGTCCAAGTCCCGTCGGAGTCCTGCTCCGATTGGTAGGTGACACCGACTTTCGCCATGCCTTCCGCCTCCGCTGGCAACCGTTACTCTCGGTTGTCGCGGAAACGGTTCGTGACGTGTCAAGTGTTTTATTTTCGGCGCGGGTGCCGATTGAGCATCCGGTGTGCCTGCACGCGATGCCGCTGCATCGCGGCGTACCCTCGCACTCGGTGTCCGCACTCGGAGCAGCGATACCAGGTGTCGCCGTGCGCGCTGGCGCGGTGAGCGCGCAGCGCAATCACGGACACGAACATCTCGCCGCACTCGCGGCAGATGCGCGGAGGCTCTCCGCTGGTGTTTCCGGGACGATTGGTTCCAGCACCGGAATATGGCTCGTTCATTCGGCTCCTCTACACGATCAGTCCGGCCGCGATCAGATGCGGGAGTAGAGCCGCAGCGTCCGCAGCGCCGACGTGGACATGCGGGAACGGCAGGATCATCAGCTCTGTCGATCCGTTCGGCGATGTCTCCCACGCTGGTGCTACGGTGACTGCGAGAGTGCTACCGTCGTACGCGGTGATGCGCCGCGCCTGCCCTGCTCCAGTCCCAGCCGTCAGCAGCACCATGCCGTGGACGTAGTAATCGTCCACCGTGGACGCGCCGGCGGACAGCGTCACGGACGTTGACGCGCCAGACGCAGCGGAGCCGGAATACATCGTCGGAGTCGCAATCGCGTTCAGGAGCGCGCCCATCGTGCCTGCGACATTGTTCGACGATGCGATTGCACCCCACACAGCAGCGCCGACGTTGCCAGTGGTCAACCCGGTTCCGGTCACAGTGATGCTCGCGGCCATGTCGCCGGTCGCGGTCGCTCCAGCGGCAGACACCGTCCCGCTGCCGGTCAGCGACGCCAACAGGCTAGCGAGCGCGCCCATCGCGGCAGCCGATATCGTCCCGCTCCCGGATAGGGACGCCTCGGCCTGCAACACACCGAGCATATCTGCCGACGTAATGTCTCCACTACCAGACAGAGACGCTGCCGCAGATACGATCAGGCCGAGGTCGGCGAGCGTGATATCCCCGCTGCCGGTCAGCGCAGCCTCGGCGTTCAGCCCGCCGGCGAGATTCCCGGCAGTCACCCCGCTGTCGATATCGTTGATCCGCGCCGACATCTCCCCGGCTATCAGCGGTGGGCAGAGCGAGTCCGGCGGGTACGTCCCGGTCGGTTTCGCAGCGAGTGCCAGCACCGTGCTGGCGTGGCACTGCCTGATCCAGCACTTCCACCCGTAGCCCTTGTAGTTCGCGCCGACGGACAGGGGCTGCGGCCCGCCCGTGGGCCAGCCACGGAACGCGCCGAGCGTCAGCCGGTTGATGTTGCCGAGCAGGCCCATCTACTACGACCATCCGAAGTTCAGTCGTCCGTCGAACGCGCTATTTGCCGGAGTCGCGACACCGGACTTGCTCAGCCAGTATAGTGCTGCCCCGTCGTACACGCGGGGGAAGCTGGGGAACATCATCTGTGTGAAGTCCATGAACGTTGCTTGCCCAAGCACCTGGAGCGGGATTTCCGCGAGCGGGACGTACAACGCGACAGCGTACATGCCGGACGTGTAGGTCGCGTTGTTCCGCACCGTCTGAATCGTGCGGATGCCGCGATCCGTTGCTTGCAGTGGGATGCCGGGGCCGAACTTACCTGCGCCGGTTGCCCCGCTGTAGAGGACGTGCGATGCGGTCGCTGCCGTCTTGCCGATGGGCGCGGATGGGCTGGTCGGAGTCGCGCGTCCAGTCGCTGCCGTGCTTTGGTATCCGAGTGTGAGTTGTGGGGTACCAGCGCCGAGCGCGGTTGCCTGCGGGTTGAAAAACACGGCCTGCACGCCAGCACCATCCGAGTATCGCGGGAGCCGGACGTCGACCACGTTTGTGCCAGAGCCCGCATCCGTGTACGCAATCGCGGTAGCGGCAATTGCGTTCGTGCGCGAGGTCGCGAGGCGGCAGGTCGTCGATGATACCCGGATCGTGTAGTAGTCGGTCGCCGCGCTGATGCCGGTCGGCAATGCGCCACCGGAGTTGCGGAACCGGACCTTGCTCAAGTTCTGGATGTCGTTCGTGTACGTCGCCAGCAGGCCGGACGACGAACTGAACGTCACAGTCTCGCCGCCGCCAGTCGCCGTCCCGTCGTCGTACGGCCAGATCACAGTCTGCGCGGTCGTGGTCGTAACCGTGGTAACGCGGAAGAAACCAAGCACGTCAATCAGCTGGAGCGTGTTCGGCACCGTTGTAGCAGCGGATGTAACCGCATACGCGGACAGCAGCGTCTTGTAGTCGTCGCCTGCCGCACCGATATCGCCGCCGTGGTAGATGCACCCGGCGTTGGTCGTTTGATCCGTCAGCGACTGGAACAGCAGATTCGTCCCTGCATCGAAGATCGCGTCCGCTTGCGGGTAGCCACCGCCGCGAAACAGCGTGTGCCATTCATTCGCGACCGCAGCAGCCGTCGGATTGAACTGTTTCGTGAACGGCATGGACCACAGTTTGCCGTCCGCGCTGATAGCGTCGATCATTCCGTCGTTCGACGAGAATCCTGCCATTAGACTGCACTCCAGATAGTAGTCACGCTGCCGACGATCTGTGCACCAGCGATAGTCCCACTGGGCTTGCAGACGAGATTCAGATACGCATCATCCACGATGGTCGGTTGCATCGAGAAGTCTCGCCACATGCTGAACTGATTCGGGGCCGTAATTTCATGGATCGAGAAATACGCGAGCGGCTTTACGAGCACGCAGCAGAGCAGACCTACGTCCGCGCTCAGGATTTCCACCGATTCGATGGATCGCACCCCGCTATCACCCCTCTGGAGCGCCGCATACAGGCCCACGCATCCGGCAGTCGCGGTAGCGGACGTGACGATGGTGCCGGACGTGACCTGCGTGTTGCACGTCATCGTCGCTGTCTGCCGACCTGCGGTGCCATCGCTGTTCGTGTAGTTGATCCTGAACGTTGCCCCACCGACGTACGGGCTTTGCTCGACGACCATGATTTGCACGCCCCTGCCGTCCGTGTAGCGCGGGAGCGTGGTCGTGTTGTCCATCGTGTAGGTATCGACGTCCATCGCGATGCCTGGGTAGTACAGCAGGTAATCGAGCAACTCGAACGTGTTCACGCCTGCGGTAGCCCCGACGGTCTGAATGTCGAACTGTGCAAGCTTCTTCTGATACGACGCCCCCAGCGACGGCCCGTGGTCGATCCCCGCATCCGTCGAGTGTGCCATCGCCATCGCTGCCTGAGGAGTCGCGAAGTAGTACTGTGCTTTCGGATTGCCGGGCGACATGGACAGGTCAAACCAGATCCCGCTCGCCGTAGTCTGTGTCGGGGCCTTGCTCCACGAACGGTAGAGCCTGCGTCCCTCTAGGATCGCATCCGAGACGTACAGACCGTGAGCTGACATTACTCGTCTTTCACAATCGACTGCTTGGCAATCCACTCCGTTAAGATTTTGATCTCGTCACGCAGCACGTCCTCAAGCGGGACTCCGCGTTCTTTCGCGACCACTTCCGGTCGGGGAACAAGGACGCGCGGGTACTTCTTGTATCGCAACACAGCTAAGACTCCTCAACCTCTTCCGTCTGCGGCGCACTACACGCGCAGGCTTTGTGCGGCGTGTCGCCCTCGGCACGGACCACGATCCCGCACTCGGTACAGGTGTAGATGATGATCATTGCCGCTCACCCGCGACACGGGACTTTCCGCGCATCACACCAGCGCAACTGGCAATCACCGCAGCCTGGTGATGGTCGCAGGCACGGACAATCGCCCCGTCGATGATCCGCACCTCGCCGCCGCATGCCGTGCAGTTGTATGTCGTGGGTTGCTTTTCGCTCATGATTCCGTCACCTCCAGCGCGCCGATAGCAAACTGAGGCTGGATCAGGTTAGCCACCGCGAGTGAGGACGTGAGCGCACCGGCATACAGCACGCGCCCACCGCCGGCGGAGTCGCGGCCGACGGCAACGTGCGTGATCGTCGCGCCAGTCACGCCACACTGCGCAAACTGGATCAGCGCCGCGTTCTGCGTCACGCCACCTACGGCAGCATCCCAGCCTGCGTACGCTACACGAGACACCGCCACACGGACATAGTTCGTGTACGCTGTCTCGTTCGTCGTCTGCAACCCGCCGACACCGGGGTCAGCGGTATGCAGCGATAGATACAGGTCGGTATTCGGGGACGTCGAATCGTTCTCCGCGAATCCGTTGAACGTGATCCCGTTGAAAATTAGGTCGATGATGTCGTTGCAGGTGTCGGTTGCCTTGGGCATTTGCGCCTCTCCTATGTCTTGGTCACGGATGTCAGATTGCCCGCGGTATACGCGAGCGTGAGCGTCGCAACAATCGTCCCGCCTGCGCCGCCGGTGCGGAACACCACGCCGGTCAGGTCGGCACCTGTGTACGATAGAGCAACGTAGTCATATTCGGCCGGGACCATCCGGCCAATGTCGAGAGTCTTGAGCGCAGCACCAGCGCGACCGATCTCGTCATATCGCGATTCGGCCGGGTCGTGCCCGAATAGGATCGTCCTGTTATCCACGCGCAAGCTGCAATCCGACTGGCGATTCGTTGCCCATGCGCGCGATCTCGTCGTCCGTCAGCGCGCGAACCATCAGTAGACCATGTTTGAGCAGGACCGTTTTCGTTCCTGGAACGTCGCCGCATCCGCGCAGGAGTTCTGCGCAGATTGCGTATGCGACCGCTTTGCGCGACACGCTCCAGCGAGTCGCGTCCTGCGGTACGCCACGGACACCAACCGGATAGGCTGCTGTCACAGCCCATTGCCAGCGGTAGCCGAACGCGGCACCCTTCGTGACCGCGAGCGACGCAACCCAGCGCTGGCCGGATACTATGATCGGGAAAGCACACTGCGGAGGGATCGGCTTCGACGCGTCCTGATGCGGGTGCTGCATCGCGATCTTCTGCCGCGATGTCGATCCGATGTCGTCCCGTAGCGCCGATGCTGCGCCGCGCGCGATGTCCATCGCGTTCATTCTGGGATGCTGACCGTTGATCCTGAGTTGTCGCATTGCCGCCCTTTCAGAAGTCCACGTCTCGCCCACCACCATGTGGGATCTGCTGCATATGAACGCGCCCGTCCGTGTCCATCACTCCGGCCTCGATCAGCTCGTCTTGATCAGCGATCTCAACCGTACACCGGCAGTTGTAGCCGTTCGGAGGAGTGATGCTAGACCATACCGGGTCGGTGCGAGCGGCAACGAATCCGTCGAGCGCGAGATGGTTCGGGCGAACGTCGGCATCGTCAGTCGCAGCGTACCGCCACCCAGCGACATAGTCGGCAACGTCCGGGTCACTGGCTTGCGCCACTCGGCCTCGCGCGTAGGCTGTCGCCATGTTGGTTCGGTACACCGTCGATGCGTAGGACTGCGGCCAGTCGCCGAGCATCTCGATTTCGCTCGTCGTGTTCTTCCCGGTTTTGAGCGCTCGAATCACAGACTCCTGCACGCGGGCGGTAACGACCACCTCGGTTGCGCGGGCCAGCGCGAAGAAGTTCCCGCGCGTGTAGAGCCTGCGGACCTCGGCAGCAGATCGGGCAAGACGCGGCTCGCGACGGACCATGTCTGCGATAGCCTCGTTGAACGGCACGCGCGCGACCGCCGGGACCGTGGACGGGACACCGTCGCTGTCCGTGCGAGACATGCGCACGCTGGCCGGCGCGCCCTTCGCATCGATCTCCAGCAACAGCCGCCGGCGGCCGAGCATGTCAGCCATGCCCGCGTTCGCCGCAAGCGTGTCGGCGAGAGCCTCGATTGCGCGCTGCCGCTGCCCGCCGGTCGGATGCTCCACCAGGTCGGTGATAGCATTCACCAGGTCGGACGCGCTTGCGTCCTGCAGCCGCTCCAGGTCGTCGATCGGTGCAACGATCATGCGCCCAGCCCTGCCGGCGGAGCGCCGAACGGAGACGGCGCAGCAGGCGATCTCGGCTCGACGATCTCGTCATCCGGCCCGGGGATCGAGAAGCCGAGACGCTCATACACCTCATCGCGACGGAGCGGGATACCAGCCCCTAGCGCATTCTGGATTACCTGCGATGTCTGGAGCGGATCGGACGCCTTCTCGCGAACGGTAACGAATCTCGGCATCTCCGCGCCGGCGAGTCCTGCCGCGACGATCTGTGGCCGGTTCAGATCGAGAACCAGCCCGAGCAGGTCGCGCGTCATCGTGTCGTCGAGCAAGCTGGTGTCGTAGCGGATCAGTGCATCCGTGCTGTTTTCTTGGACCTTGCCAAGCGCGTATGACCCGCCTTCGGTCGCCTCCGTCGGCAGGTTCGCGCCGAGCACAACGATGCGGATGCCGGAGTCCAGATAGCCGAGCAGGTCAATCACGATCTGGTGCCCTTGCCCGGGGCCATCGACGTGAGTGAACTTGTCTGCCGCATTGTGAATCATGACGTGCTTCGATCGCATCTTGTCGTATGCGTCGAGATACTGCCGGTACACCTGCTCCATTGTCTGGCCGGACGATAGCGCCGCTGCATGGTCAATGCCCCAGAACGCCTTGCCGTGCGCCCAGTGTTCGGCACCGTCCAGCCCGCGCGCGAGAATCACGGCCTTCGCGCGGAAATAGTAGTAGATCGCCTTCAGCAGACCCTTGCCTCGACCGAGGGAGGATTCATCGTCGTTGTAGACATGCCGAATCAGCCAGCGAGGATTCTCGACAGGCTTCCACGACATCGACGGAACATCCCAGATTTCCTCCTGCGGATGTCCGTCAACGATCATCGAGCGCACGCGGCGCTTGTCGATGTCCTTGATTTCCGTCGGCACCCACCAGTTTTGCGGGACTAGTCCGCCTGCGCCGAACAGCCTGCGGCGGCCGTACATCGCAGCATACGTCGATCCGCAGAACACGGCTTTCGCGAGGTTGAATCGCGCGGACGCGATGCCGACGCGCGACGACTTGAGGACGATATCTTCGACGACGGAAGCGAGCGCCTTCGATGCAGGGTCGGTTCCGCCGGGGACGATTTGCCATTCCGGGCCTGCAACCAGGTGACGGCGCTGCTGCATCGCGTGCGCAATGACCGCGTCCGTCTCGACCTTCTCGTAGATCTCCTCATCCTGCGTCAGCGCGAAATCTGGATCGTACAGGCGCATACCGTCGCGGAATGCTGCCGACAACTCGTGCGGGTATCGGTCGCTCTGCGCACCGCGTGGAATGAGCTGCACCATGCGATTGCTCCGCTAGTCGTCGTCCCAGTCGTCGGCCCGTCGTAGTCTCGGCATCATACCGCCGAGTACCGAAGCTGGAAGTTTTATTTTCAGATCCGGAGGTGGACCGGCTGCGTCGTCGGCCAGAGATGTGAACGCGCACGATGTCGCGTCCATCTCGTCGAGCCCGGACTGATCGAACGATTCTAGCGCGTCCAGATACCATGTGATCCACGGGCCGGCGACTATGCCGATGTGGCCGAATTCGGCCTGCGAACAGAACGGGCCGGCGCGCGCGCGCTTGGGGCCGGTCGGACGGACAGGCTCTACCCAGTAGCCGGAGAGGGCACGCACGAGAGACTCTACCTGCGCGATACCGCCTGATCCGGGCTCCTGCTCCGGGAGGATCTTCACGCCTCGTCCGTCTGCTGCGGCCGTCTGAGCAATCACAAGGTCACGCTGACCGGGGGTCCACTGACCACGGACTGCGTGCCGGATCAGCCAACGGACTGGGGCACCAGGTAAGAGCCTCGCCATCCGCACTCCGACGGTATGCGCTCCGTCCTCGGTCGCGGCAAGATCCCAGGAGCGGCTCTCGGCGACGGATCGTCCGAGGTCTGCGTCGGCCGGGAACACTCGCAGCCACTCGCGGCGGAACATGCCGCCGGACTGGCGCGCGGTCCAGTCGCCGGACAGGAGCTGACGGCGCGTGACCGGATCGAGTCGAGATAGCGACGCGATGTAGGATGCCTGATCCAGGTGCGGATTGTCGGCGAGCGCGGCCGGGATGAACGCTGCGTCATGGTCGCGCGTGGACGGATCGACGAACCGCCGGCGCACCCACTCGTGGCCGATCCCGCCGGGGTTGCTGGCGGCACGCATCCGCAACGGAACATTGCTCGATGCGAGTCGGCGCAGGCGACTGAATAGGTAGGTGTAGTCCGACTCGACGAACTGGGTCGCCTCGTCGAAGCCGATGAACTGGAATTCAGCGGACTGGTAGCGGAACTTGTCGCGCAGGCTGTCGAGGTAGCCGAATGTTAGAGTGGCCCCGGATGGGAATGTCCATCGGTGTCCGGACGAATCCCAACGCGCGGCAGTACCGCCGAGCCATTCTTGCGAACGGGTGATGAGCGCGCCGGGTTGGGCGAGGTCTGCGAATGTGCGGCGGATCAGCAGCGCGGAGTAGCCCGGATGCTCGGCGTACTGGAGTGCTGCGGCGAGAAGTGCGGCCGATTTTCCTCCGCCGGCGGCTCCGCCGTAGAGTACCTGGGGAGTGTGGACGGCCAGAAACACGAGCTGCCGAGGCGTGGGTGTGATCGGGATGAATCGAGACCATGAGCCGAGTTCAATTGACGGTCCCGTTGTCTCCGATGTTTTTTTTGATTTCGGCATCGGCGTTAATCACCGCAGGCGGTTCGAGCAGCGGCATGAGCTGCCCGCAGGCGTGCATCTCGCGCAAGAATTCCTCGATCTTGACGGTGCCGGAGACGATCAGGCGTGCGGGCGGTTCGACCTGCGGTTCGACCTGGACAGGTTCCGGCGGTTCGGCCTGGGCGGGTTTGCCGCAGGCGTAGCCCAGCAGCAGCGCGGCCGCTTGCACGTCGCCTTGGGTCGCCAGCGCCACGAGAGTCTTGACGACCCGCTTCACGTCGGCAGGTGTCACGGTTTTCAGCAGTTCGGCCCGCAGGCGCGCCGTCCGGGCACCATGCGGGTTCCCGGGCCCGCCCGGGTTTCCCGGCGCGAAGCGGCCCGAAGCGGCCCTGCCGTTTGCGCCGTTTGCTAACCGAGCGTTCATGACACCCTCCCAGTCCGCGCCTTGAACGCGGCAAGCGCGGCCTCATGCGCCCGATACCACCGAACCAGCGCCTTTCGCAACCCGGCGAGTTGCTCCGGCCCGTAGGGTCGCCACGTCCCGATACCGCCTATCGCTGCTTCCGATGCGGTAATCTCGGCGCTCAGGTCAAGGCGATGCTCGCTCACCCAGCCAATCGCCCCCGGGATGTACCGCTTGCCCATCTCGCCCAACGCCCGGTTGACCAACACCTCGAAGTCGGCGGATCCATCCGGCGGCGGGCTTGCGAGGCGCTTGAGCAGTTCGGGCTTGTTGGCCCGGATCGCCTGCCGAAGGTCATCGTCGAGCGCCAAGCCGTCGATCACCACAACGCCGGAGCCAGCACTGATAGTCCCGCCCCGCTGGCGGACGGTGGCAATCACTTCGTCGGCGGTCATCGCTACACCTCCTCATGAACAGGCTGGGGAAAATTCCCCACGTCGTCGAGCAGCGGATCCGGCGACGGTTCCCGGTCCCGGACACTGGCGGGCATTTCGTCGTCTCGCGAGGGTTCGCACGGTCCCGCAACGGTCGGCAGAGGCAAGGTGCCCAAGGTGCCCATCCCCGGGCGTTGGGCATCTTGGGCATCTTGGGCATCTTGGGCATCTTGCCCTGTCATCGGAAGCGCCCAAAGCCATCCGGCCCCGCCGATCTTGTTCGGCTTGATGCGTAGTTGTTCGCGCGCCCGGCGCAAGGTCTTGGCGGATATCCCCGCCCCCCGGGCGTCCCGCTGGACGTCGGCGAGAACCGTCGCAGGCCGAACAAACACCTTCCCGTTTTCGACGGACAAGGTGGCGCCCCTGCCCTTGAGGGTTTCAACCAGCATGTCGCAGGTCATATCAGAATTCCTCCCCTTCAGCGGTTTGGGGGATATTCCCCACCGGGTCAAGCAGCGGATCCGGCGACGGTAGCCGGTCCCGGACACTTTCGGGCATTTCGTCGTTCTCCGACCCCAAAGTCTGCGACATAATGCGACATAATTCCCCCGAGGGTATTTTGGTCGCATTATGTCGCACGTTTTCAGGGACGGATTGTGCCGCGTGCCAGCGCTCGATTGGACGGCCGCGCCCTCCGGGATGTTCGGTCTCGCACCTCGCTCGCCCGGATTCCAGAAGTCCGACCAAGACTTGGGCCACCCGATCCGCCTTGGCGTGCCGCCCCAGCAGGTCCCGGATATCGGTCCGGGTCAGGCCGGACGGCGACCGTTCAAGCGCTGTCAAGATCTCGTCGCCTACCGGATCGCCCAGCCGATCGCCGAACAGATACTTCGCCGACCGTTCGCAGTAATCCCAGATCGCCAGAGCAGCCCGAAGGTGGGCTTCCCCGATCGCGCTCGCTCCGTCCAGGCACGAATCGGTCAACGTCCTGCTTGGCCTTCAGTGTGTCATGTGCCTTCTCCATGCGATCAGCACTACTGGTGCCTATGATCTCGCGTTCGCGATATGCGCCCAGCGCGCATTTGTCCGCCTGCGCGAGTTTGAGTGCCTGGTCCCCGATGTACCGACTACTCATGGTGGGTGCCGATCTCCACAGCCTGATCTACGGCCCGGTCAAACGCGACGATCTGCCAGCCGATTGACGGCGGCATCTGGCACGCATCGGTTGCGGCGCGGATCAGCCGGTACTCCGGCTCTGACAGATCGAGCGTCGGGCCGAGGCCGGCGCGGAGCCGGGCCATGATCTGCGCGTGGATTGCGCGGGCGGGTTTATTCGCGCCCGCCGGAGGGTACGCGTCCAGGACTGACGCGAGGTAGTCCGCTAGCGTGTAGCGCTGCGGATCGGATGTCCCGGATCGGATCGTGATCGGATCCGGGACGGTGATCGAGTGATTCATGCCGGGATGGTAGCTATCCATGTATCAGGCCGCAAGAGAAAGTAAACCGACCAACCAGATCCACTGGTGGGTCGGCGAACTACCGGGTACGGGGCCGGGTCCGTCCACTCGTCGTCGGGGCAGGTTCCCGCGGACGCCCGCCGCGGGTC